GTATGGGAAGAAAACTTTCAGAAGAGCATAAAACGAAATTACATAAAGCTTGGAAAGGGAAACATCATTCAGAAAAAGCTAAAATAAAAATAAGCCAAATTCATTTAGGCAAAAAATTGTCAATAGAGCATAGGAGAAAGTTAAGTTTGAAGAAAAAAGAATTACTAAAAAATCCAGGAAATCATCCTAACTGGAAAGGCGGAATAACTACATATAATAGAAAATTATATTTAAATGGAAGAAGAAGAGTTTTAAAACTAAACGCAACTGGAAACCATACTTTTGGCGAATGGGAAAATCTGAAAGCACAATATAATTGGACTTGTCCAAGTTGCGGAAAATCAGAGCCAGAAATTAAACTAACAGAAGACCATATTATACCGTTGACTAAAGGTGGAAGTGATAATATAGAAAACATACAGCCACTTTGTCGAAGCTGTAATAGTAAGAAATATAATAAAATAATTAAATATTAAACTTGAACCTAAATAAATTATTCCCAAACGAAAAAGACAGAAAAACAGCAATGAACCACTTGAGATCGTTAAGCCAGAACCCTGATTGGCAGTTTATGGTAGAGAAGATAATCAAACCAGATATTGAGCAGTTGTCAAGCGAGATATTAGACACGGTATTTGATGATTTAGAACAAGAAAAAGACCTGAAAAGAAAGCGGGCATACTATATTATATTAAGTCAATTACCAGAAGAATTGGTTAAAGCATTAGAGGAGGGAAAAGATGAAGTTTTACAATTTGACCCCTACTTCCAAAGCGCTAACGAGATGAAAAAACGGTGAAGGGTTGGGTGGTTTCCCGAAGAAACAGTATTTCACACCGTGATACAGTTCTTTTTGGGAAACCACCGAGCTCTAACAGAGTTCAGAAAGGTCGTTGTGAAAATATAACCATACTGGATTGAAGATGATTTTCGCCATTTTCATCAATTATTCAATTCAGCAATGAGAAATTATGGCAGACGAAGAAAAAAAAGACGAGGTGACCTCTGAAGAAACTGAGGAGAAATCCGAAGAAACCAAAGAGGAAGAATCCTCAGAAAAACCTTCTGAAGAAGAAGAGAAAGAAGAAAAAAAAGATAAAATAAAAGAAGAAGAAGAACCGCCAGTCCGTTTTAAAAGAGAAGAACAAGGGAAAGAAGAGAAAAGATTAGGTTTTGAATTAAGGAAGGCCAGAGACAAGATTAAAGAGTTAGAAGGGGGAGGTTATAAAGAAGAAGAGACATATACAAGCGAGGAAGACAGACCTCTTACTCGTCGGGAATTTGAAGAGAAGATGGAGGAGAAAGAAAAAAAAGATAGTTCAGAAAATCTGCTTCGGTCATTTATTGACGAATACCCTGATTATAAGAAGTATGAGGGAAGGATACGCAAGTATATGAATGATCCCAATTATCAAAACATTCCTATTGGCTTTATCGCTGATGGAATTGCTGGTCGGGATTTAGAAGCAGAAGGAGCGAGGAAACAAAAAGAAGCAGATGAAGAAGCAGAAGAAACAAAGACAGGTGGATCTTCAAAACGAGGAATTCCTAAGAAAAAAGGTGTTTGGGATATGACTAAAGAAGAATTCCAAGCACATCAAGACGAAGTTCGTAATAAAGGTCGGGAGTGAATTCCTAAACAGTACGGTGAAGAGAAATGGCATACACAACAAAAACCCAAATTCCTGATGAAGTAAATAACTATTATGATAGAACTCTATTAGAGAGATTACTGCCGTTATTAGTTCATACAAAATTTGCCCAAATCAGAGATATTCCCAGAAAATCAGGTTCAAACACTATTAAGTTTAGAAAGTATAGTGCTTTGACTGTTGCCACTACACCATTAACAGAAGGAACAACTCCAGCAGGAAGTCAGTTAAGTGTAACTGATATTACTGCTGATGTTCTTCAGTATGGTGATTATGTAACTCTTACAGATGTGGTTAACTACGAGAGTGAAGATGCTGTTTTGACAGAAGCGGCAGAAGTTTTAGGAGAACAGGCAGCAAAGAGCCTCGATGAGTTATGTAGAGATGTATTGGCAGCAGGAACTACGGTTCAATATGCTGATAGCAGAAGTGCCAGATTACAGCTTTTAGCTTCTTCTTTAATGAGTGTGACTGAGGTTAGAAAAGCAGTTAAGACCTTACAGGATAATAATGCTCATAAGATTACCAAGATTGTTAACCCGGACAGTGGATATTCTACTTCTCCAATCAATGCTGCTTTTGTTGGAATTTGTAGTCCTAATACTCTTTATACTTTAAAGGGTTTGACTGGCTGGGTGCCGGTAGAGGATTACGCCAATAAGGCAGATGTAATGGATGGAGAAGCTGGAGCATTGGATGAAGTTAGGTTTATTGTAACCAGCCAAGCTAAAAACTGGGCGATTACTAATGGACCTGGATCCACTGCTTTGACTGTTCACGGAACTATAATTTTGGGAGCAAATGCTTATGGTATTTCCAGAATTTCAGGAGAAGCGCTGAAGAATATCGTCAAGCCACTTGGTTCTGCTGGAACGGCTGACCCGTTAGACCAGAGGACAACCAGTGGTTGGAAGGCAACTTTTGTGGCTAAAGTTTTGGACGAAGACGCAATGATTCGTATAGAACACACAGTGTCATTATAGTAGTTTAATTTACTGGCTCGTTCTTTTTTGAAGGGCGAGCCGGTAAACAACGATTATGATTTCAAAAAAACGAAAGTCAAAAAAAGTAGTAGAAGATAAGGTAGGTTTTGAGGAGAAGAAAGAAGTAGCGATAGAAACTTCTCCAGTTGCTCAAGAGCATTTAGATGATGCTCACGCAATGAAAGAACAATTAAGCAAACAGCCTAAGGTCTCTTTCTTAATTCCTTTGGGCCCGGGAGAAAACGAGGGTTCAACTGACCAAGTATGTTTGAATGGTTATAAGTTAAAAATTAAGAAAGGAGTGATGGTTGAATTGCCTCAACAGGTAGCTGAAATACTGGCTAATAAGTATAAGGTTCAGATGATGGCTGGTAGAGAAAGTTTAGTTTCTCGTTCAGCGAAAGTTGAAGAAGCGTTAGGATAATCTTCGTTCTTTGCTAAAGCAAGGGCATAAAGGTCAACGAAGATTTAGTCCGCTCACACTCCTCTTGCTTTGGGGCGGGCGGACAATACGGTGAGGAATGATGTTAAGAAGTTGGACAAACGCCAATTATCTTGGCCACAAAAATCTAAAGGATGCTTTAGATAAAGTTAAGAGAGGTATTGAAAATGTTGTTTTATCTGCTCCTGCATTAACTGTTTATCCTGATGGAGTGACAACTGCTGCTGCTGGTGGTTTGGGAGGATATTTAAGAGTTGGGGGAACTTTTTTGTATAGGATTGAGGATGTTGCTTATCTAAAAAGTACAGGAATAACACAAGCCGTTAATTCAGGAGACAAGTCATGTCAGCTTATTCCAGGAAACAGAGGGACTGCTAATGCCGACCAAACTGCTACTGGTGGATATGATGTCACAGCAACTTATTACAGGGCTGGGGTATTACTAATTGACTCTTCTGGTAATTTCTCAGTGAAGATGGCTTCAGTTGAAGCTGGTAAATCATTGGGTATTTCAGAGGGTGGCAGATTGGGAGCATTGAGAAACTTATTGAATGAATTGGAAAGTTCCGACATAGCTGATAAGGCTATTGTTTGTTTCTATGTAATTGGAGATGGAACAAATGCCTTTGTAAACACAACCTCTTTGACTATTTCTACCAACCTTGATCTATATCAACTTGGTGGAATGGCTTTATCTACAGGTCAATCAACAGATGGTGGTCAGATGTTAGGTATATTATAACAATTACCTTGTGATTGTCTGGTTTGTTAGAGAATTTGGACTTTCTGAATTCTCTAACACCAGAAAGTCAATCAGACACACAAGAACGGAAAATGAAAATAAAAGATAAAATTATAGAGAAAATAGCAAGGTTTCTGATGAAGCATTATCATCCTAAACCAGTAGCTCTTAAGACAGATGTAGGACTGGTCACGTTGGACTTTCCTAAAGAAGGAGGGATGTACTCGCATATACCGGGAGAAAAATACCCCTTTCCGGGAATGCCCGATGAGAAAATAGTTAGCCAAATAGCCACCCTGAAAAGAATGATGCCAGTGGCTTGCAAATACGCTTGGATTGCCTTGAGGGACAATATCCCCGAAACAAATTTATATTCCAGACCAGTGAGAGAGGTTCACAGGGTGATGAGTTTGGTTAGGGAAAGAGAAGGAAATACAGAAATGAGAGGCAAGTGGACAGAGATTAGGGATATTATTTGTATGATGTTAGAGTTTGATGACGCATATCGTTTCCGTTTAATGGATG